GTGGAGGAATGATCAATATCGTTATGTAGTAGAAGAATTAAAATATAATAGGTTTTCGAGACGTGCTGTTATTACAATATATGACGGTAAAGAATGGGAGGACTACGAGAAAGATACACCTTGCACTCTAGCAATACAGTTTTATTTTAAGACTGACCCTAATGTTTTACATATGTCTGTTATTATGAGAAGCAACGATTTATGGTTTGGTTTTTGTAATGATGCCTATTGTTTTATGAAATTGCATGAATCAATGTGCGAAGATTTAAATGCAATTCAAGGAGAATACACACATTTCGCGCAAAACTTACATTTATACCCAAGACATTATGGAAAAAACATTTGAATTAATTAGACAATGGGCTAAAGAAAGAAGCCTTTATGAAAAAGGAAACTCACATACACAATATGTAAAGTTTCAAGAAGAAGCTGGTGAATTAGCTAAAGCTTTATTAAAAAAAGATAGAGATGAAATAATAGACTCAATTGGAGATATTGTAGTTGTATTGACTAACCTTGCTCATATGGAGGGGTTATCAATTGAGGATTGTATTGTTACAGCTTACTTAGAAATAAGAAATAGAAAAGGTAACATGATGAATGGTACTTTTGTAAAACAAGAAAGAAATACAGACCACATAATATCAGGAACAGAATGAGAAAATATATAGCAAAAATAAGAATACCGGAAAACTTAGATCACCAGTCAGTAGGTTATATTGGTGAAAGAATATTTAAACTATGGTTTAATAGAGTTTATAATGATGAGCAATTATTTAAACAAAAAGCTGATCGTGAATATGAACAAATTGATTTTTCAGACGAGAAAGGATATACATACCAGGTTAAAACAACTAGCAAGAAAAGTTATACGTTTAATTGTCCATTAGATAAAATAGATAATCATTTAAATGCTTATTATTATGTATTTATACAATTAAAAGACAATTATGCTTATATAGAACCATTACTAACCAGGGAGGACATTTTAGATAATATTAAAAAGTCTTTTATAAATGACACGTGCTATGTTAAAGCAAGAGACCTCCAACAACAGGAGATCACAATATAATGAAAAAATAATAGATGAATATTATTTATTAGTTATATATGAAATAGAAAGAGGAGAGCCAATCGAGAATATAGAATCAATGTTAAAAGAATACGAGTCAAATGAACTATATATAGAATGTGCAGGAATTAAAAAAGGCATAGATCACATAAGGTTTTTTGCTTTATTCGAATTAATATTAAGATTATGTTTAGATGAACAAACAGACAATTTAAAATTAGAATATGAGACCAGATAAAATTAAAGAAATAATAAACGAAAGAACAAACATAAATATAGATACTCCTACAAGAAGGAGAGACCACGTTTACGCTAGAGCTATATACTTTAAACTATGTAGAGACTTAACACCATTAAGATTACATGAAATAGCTAAAACTGTAGACAAAAACCACGCTACAGTGTTACACGGTTTAAATAATATATTTCCTTTGCTTAAACAATATGACGACCCTTTATATAATATTTACGTAGAATTAATGGAACACAAGTTAATGCCATTAAGAGAGAAATACGATTTATTAAAACATAAATACAAAGAGCTATCTAAATACACATTAGACAAAAAATATAATAATCTACTTAACATTATAAAGAAAGTTCCAGAGAATGAATTAGAACATGCAGAATTAAGGTTTGGTACTATAACTGATATGTTAATTAACAAAAACAAAAAATAATTGTTATTTAAAAAATATCTTTGATTAATCAAGTTTTTTCAAAATGAATATAGCAATATTACATCCGTGTCCAATTTGTATCTCAATTACAATTGTAAGTTACCTAATCTATAAATATTTTAAGAATGAGCAGAGGAGGTAAACGTATTAATTCAGGTAGGAAATCTAAAGCTGAAGAGGTTCAGTTAATAGAACGATTGAGTCCATTAGAAGATAAAGCTTTTGAAGCCTTACAAGCAGGGATAGAACAAGGAGACTTCAAGTATGTACAATTATTTTACCATTATTACGCAGGTAAACCAAAAGAAACAAAAGATATTAACCTAGCCACTGAGCAGCCATTATTCCAATTAGATGAATGATTTTATTGTAACAACAGCAATAAAGAAATTAAGTAAATTACATAAAAGGAATAGAGTTGTACAAGGAGGAACCTCAGCCGGTAAAACATTCGGTATAATTCCATTACTTATAGATCACGCTATAAAGAACCCTAACAAAGAAATATCTATAGTTAGTGAGTCAATACCTCATCTTCGTAGAGGAGCTTTAAAAGACTTTTTAAAAATAATGATGGTTACCGGTAGATATATAGATGGACAGTTTAATAAATCAATATTAAAATACCAATTTACAAATGGTAGTTACATAGAGTTCTTTTCAATAGAATCAGCTGATAAACTTAGAGGAGCTAGAAGAAATATCCTATATGTCAATGAAGCAAACAATATACCTTTTGATGCCTATAACCAATTAGCAATAAGAACAAACGAAATAATATGGATAGACTTTAATCCAACAAGTTCTTTCTGGGCTCATACAGAGCTTCAAAACCAAGAAGACACAGATTTTATTAAGTTAACATACAAAGATAATGAGGCGTTGCCAGATACAATAATAAAGGATATTGAGAAAGCTAAGGTTAAAGCTAATACATCAAGTTATTGGAAAAACTGGTGGACTGTTTACGGATTAGGGGAAATAGGTAGTTTAGAAGGAGCATGCATACAAGATTGGAAACAAATGGCTTTACCTAATGAAGCTAGGTTATTATGTTATGGAATGGATTTTGGTTATAGTAACGATCCAACAACATTAATAGCAATGTACAAATATAATAACTCATTTATATTCGATGAGGTAATATATAAAAAAGGAATGTTAAACTCTGAGATAAGTGGTTTATTAAAATCAAATAGCGTTCAGGAAATAATATATGCTGATTCAGCTGAACCTAAGTCTATAGCTGAGTTAAATAGTTATGGGCATACCGTGTTACCTTGTTTAAAAGGAAGAGATAGTATTGTTTACGGGATAAACCTTATAAATCAAAACGAGATATATATAACACCATCTAGTGTACACTTGATCAAAGAATTACAGAATTATATATGGTTAAAGACTAAAGATGGAGAAACACTTAATAAACCAATTGATGCTTATAACCATTGTATTGATGCAATGAGGTATGCAATAACAGCACAACTAGACAATCCTCATCGAGGTTCATATCATATATATTAGAATTTTAACATAATTTTAACATTTCTTTAACACTTTAAACCGAAGTTAGTTTGTATATTAGCTATGTACTTATGTACAAATGTTCATTAAAATACTGAAAATAAAAAGAGGGATAGTAATCTACAGGACTATTTAAACGGCACACCTAGGCCACTGCGTAAAATGAAAGTGTACCCTCTTAAAATATATCGAGGAAAATTGTTTTAGCATAAATGCTAATGAGAAGCGATGGACTTGAAGAGCTAAGGAAATATAAAAGGTCTGGGACTAATCACCCAGTTAACTTAAGGTTAATAGTCAAAAGGATACGATAATTATATTGATCTAGGGAAGCAAGAGAAGGACAAAGGTTAGTACAAACACTATTAAAGACTCTGACAAAGTAACTAGCAACTGGTAGAGCTGGAAGGTTAAAAAATACATACCGGATTTGAAACCTAAGGGAGCGCCTAACTCGATAACAGTATTTATTTAAACGTTATAATATGTATACAAAAGAAAAAGAAAAATTACATAACGCTTTAGTTGACGTTGATCTATTAAAAACTAAATGTATCAACTTAAAACTTAAATTAGAAGCAGAGAAAGAATTAAATAGTAGATTAATTAAATTGTTAAATAATGAGAAAGTTATACGATAAATTATTATATTATACATCAATAAGTTTATTTACTTTGATCTTATTAGCCGGGAGTTTATTACTTTTAAACTTGGAAAATTTGATCAATATAATACTTGGATTATAGAAAAGCAATAAGTTGGTGTTTAGAGAATGATATAAAAATTTATGTCGAACCAATAAGACAGGGTAAACGACCACCTGTGATTATTGTAGTAAATTTTAAAGGTCGAATTAAAAAAGGAAAAATTGAATATGCGCAACAGAATAATTTAGTTTGGGATAAAATTAACGATATTTATAATGCTTATTTTGATTTTTATAATTAATTGAGTTAGTTTAGTTTTAGTTAGGAAAAGGTGTCTATTATACATAGATGCCTTTTTTTTGTTTTATAAAAAAGAAATATGAAGTTAAAAGATATTAAATTAAGTAATGTTCCTTTAAATAGTTACCAAAAGTACATGTTAATAGATAACCCTAATGAACAGGACTTGCTAAAATGCTTTTTAGGATTAACACAACCAGAGTTAAATAAACTACCATCTAAAGACATAGATGATTATTTAAATCAAATAAATAACTTATTAAACTTAGATCATGAGTTAATAAGAACATTTAAGTTAAATGGTATTGAATATGGTTTTATTCCTAAATTAGACGATATAACTTATGGTGAAAATTTAGATGTTACAAAATACATTGGAGAGTATGGAAGTATGCATAAAGCAATGGCTGTATTATTTAGGCCAATTAAACAAAAAATCCGTGATCAATATTTAATTGAGGAATACACCGGGAGTTATGTATACGCTGAGAAATTTAAAGATATTCCATTGGATGTAGTGTTTGGTGCTATTGTTTTTTTTTACAATTTAACCAACGAGTTACTGAACTCTACCCTGAAATATTTGGAGCAACAGATTCAACAGGACTCACAGCTTCAAGCCAGTTTGCAAGAAAGTG